TATGGAGACCTTACAAGAGAGGATATCGTAAAGGAGATTGCAGACAACAACTTGTCGTGCATGTTCTTTGAGGGCAGTATCCGTGAAGACAAATATAGTAAGCGAAAGAAGGTGTCAAGATGAAAATTGAAGTTGAAATATCTGATGAAGAAATAGCAAATTTAATAAAGGACAAAATTGCACAAGTGATTGTTGGGGATAGATTTAGTTACGACAAAAATATGTATAAACGTGAGATTGCACAAGCTGTTAGAGATGTTATTTATGCAGATAAAGAAAATATCATAAATATGACTGTAAATCGTGCAAGCAGAGAGATTAAAAGTAAAGCAATTGCAAAGTTACTTAGTGACGTAAAAAGCTAATCTTAAGTCATGAAATACCACACCTAAATCCACATGTAAAGTAATGAAAGGAGTGGTTGGATGAATGAAAAAAACACAGGTAAATCCACATACCCTATAAATGCAACATGTGGTAAGTGCTGGGATAGAGAGGTGATTGAATGAAAGCAATAACAATCTGGAATCCGTACCCTTACCTGATTGGGTACGGACATAAGCATAATGAGACAAGGAGCTGGGCAACTGATTACCGTGGAAAGATAGCAATTCATAGTGCGAAGAAAAATGACAAAAAAATTGAGTTGCTTAAGCTTAACCTGCTCCAGTTCTTTTCTGGTAATAAAGCAATTCAAGATGTTCTGACAATGCAACAGCAGCACGGAGCAGTTATCTGTACAGCTTATCTAACAGATTGCATTCTGATAGACGAAAAGTTTTTAAAGAGTCTAAGCAAGATAGAATATGTTCTAGGAAACTATGAAATTGGTAGATATGCTTGGAAACTGGAAAATGTACATATGCTGGCTGAACCTGTTCCAGCAAAAGGACAGCAGAGGTTGTGGAACTGGAAGGGGGATTGTGACTATGGAGTACAAGGAAGCTAAGAGAGAGCTTAAGAGCTATGCCAGGTTAAGAAAGAAAAGTCTTCAGTATCTGGAAAGAATTAAGCAGCTTGACGAGACAATCCAAAGCGCTGGAGGACAAAAGATTAGCGGGATGCCATCCTCTCATGGGAAAATATCTGATTTGAGTGATTACGTGGCACAAAAGGAAGCTCTTGAAATGAAGAGAAATGCGGCAATCAAAAAAGTGGCGGAGATAGAAACGAAGATAGCTCTGGTGGATGATGATGTTCTATCAGAAGTGCTTCGCAAGAGGTACAAAGAAGAGCAGTGCTGGGCTGAGACAGCAGATTACTTTTGCAAGTCAGAGCCGTGGGCAAAGAAAAAGAATAAGCAAGCAATTCAAGCTTACGCTGATGTAGATTAGGGAGAAGGTGAAAAGGTGATGATATGGAACATACATAAGCTGTGAAGGAAGCCAATGCATGGAAGCTCTTGAAAATTACAATGAAGAGCATGAGGAGCAGTTGACAATTGATGAAGCATTTTAAAATAAAGCCAGGGGGAAACTAATCCTCTGGCTTGATTTTTTTTAATGACGATATAAATTCTTGATTGTCTATGTTTTTAAGAGCATTGAGTATAAGCGGTTGCTGCCACTCTGGCGGAATACGTTCTCCTTTTTCCCACTGTAATTGAGTATTGCGCGGGATACCCAGTACATCCAGTACTTTCTTTTTTGTTAGTCCGTTATGATACAATTCGGAAATTTTTTCATTAAACATGTATCAAACCTTCCTTCATGTCTTTTAGTCTTTTTTTCAGTCTATCTCTATTCTCTGCAACATTCAGTCCGATAACATGGCTTTTTTTACATTTATCTTTTGCCCAGTCGCAAACAGGTGTATTGCCAAAGTTGTAACGATATCCTATTGTACGATTTGATGATATTTTTCTAACTAACTCCCATTCTTCGTCTGGAAGATATCTATATTGCATTGTTCCGATATATGTGCATGTACAGTTTTCTGATGTTGGAACAAATCTGTACTCATCATATTCATAACGTCCACATTCATAAAGCTCGCATTCGATATCTTCTAAAAGCTCTACTACATATACGTATCCTGTTGTTAAAACAGGACTTTCAATTGAAAAGCATGTATAACAACTTGCTAACTCCTTAATTTTATAGTAATACGATACGTGGAACAAACGAGTTCCAGCTTTCAATATTACCTTTCCGTCACATCTTTCGCTATAGCCATTAAGGTTTTTTCTGTAAGGTTTGTATGATAATTCGTCATTTACTGGTACATTATCTCCTGGTTTCATTCAATTACCTCCCTCATCTTTATATCTCTATTATACACTCAATGAGTGCATAAGTCAATAGGATAAAGGAAAGTTTTTAAAAAAGCCAGAAATTTATTCCTGGCCCTTTAAATCGTTTATAAAATCTTTATTATCTATATGCATTATAGCATATAAGATTAATTGTTGCTGCCATTCCGCAGGCGTTCTTTCACCAGCAAGCCAGTTGTTTAATGTCCTGCGTGGAATTAACAGCTTTTCCTCTACCGCCTTTTTACTAACGTTTAATTCTTTTAGCTTATGTGCGAAGGAATTTTCCATGTTATTACCTTCCTTCTATACATTGTCGTGAATAATTTCTAAAGCACGAAGTTTGCACCTCTCAAGTCTGCACCTCTCAATTCTGCACCTGTCAAGTTTGCACCTCTCAAGTTTGCACATCTCAATTCTGCACCTGTCAAGTCTGCACCTATCAAGTTTGCACCTCTCAAGTCTGCACCTCTCAATTCTGCATCTGTCAAGTTTGCACCTCTCAAGTCTGCATCTGTCAAGTTTGCACATCTCAATTCTGCACATGTCAAGTCTGCACCTCTCAAGTCTGCAACTATCAAGTTTGCACCTCTCAATTCTGCATCTGTCAAGTTTGCACATCTCAAGTCTGCACCTGTCAAGTCTGCACATGTCAAGTTTGCATCTGTCAAGTGTGCACCTCTCAAGTTTGCACATCTCACTTCTGCATCTGTCAAGTTTGCACCTATCAAGTCTGCACCTGTCAAGTCTGCACCTGTCAAGTCTGCACATGTCAAGTCTGCACCTGTCAAGTTTGCACCTCTCAATTCTGCATCTGTCAAGTTTGCACCTCTCACTTCTGCATCTGTCAAGTTTGCACCTCTCAATTCTGCACCTATCAAGTTTGCATCTTTTAAGTATAAATTTCTCAAATCAATGCTATTCAAACTCATGTAACTAAAGTCTAATTTGTTAATATTAAATCTATCTAAATCAATATGCTTTAAACCTAACTTTCTTAATGCTAATCTAACTTTTATTACATTATTTAATTTACTCATAATATCTCTCCAATCTCCCCGAAGCCGATAGGACAGCCTAGAAACTATTCTTCTCCAAAGATATACTTGTTTCCTTCATCATCCTGCATTGGAGAACCTTCATTAATGCAGGATTTTGTTTTCTTTCGAGGATGAATGAAGTTTACAACATCCTCAGGAATAAAGAAAGCCGTGTCTTTTCCGTTAATGTCAAAACGAAGTATTCTGTCATTACCATTTATCATCATGCTTGCTTCTGCATTGGTAACAATTAACTTGCCATTTACATAAAGGCTATTAATAGTTACTAACTTGTATCTATCAGGAACTTTTGTTATGTCCAGGACTGCAAGCTTTCCGCTCTTGCCTGTCCATGTAAATACTTTTCCCATTTTACATACCTCCTAATTTTCCATCCACTATGTCCTCTATCATCTTTTTCTCAAACGGGGATAAAGGACTGTCTAAAAGATACTTAGCTTCTCCAACTTCATTCAGGTGTTTAACGAATTCGATTAAGAATTCTGTGTCACCTGCACACATTTCCCTTGTAAGAGAATATATCTGTATAACTTCTTCTTTGCTTGCCATTTCTTTTCCTCCTTACACTGCAGGAACAATGCTATTACATAAATATACGTTCTGTATAACATTGCCCGAAACTGATATATTAAATTCTACGCTGTTTTCTTCATTTATATAAGCAGCGTAAATTCTCCCTAGATTGTCTTTAAAGGCGGTCTCGCAAACCATAACTTCGCTTTCTCCGCCTTCCTCGTAATCACCAAAAGCAATTACTACTTCTTCCTTATCGAATCGTTTCCCGATAAGAGTTCTAAGTTCTTCTAATACATTTTCCTTTGTCATATCAATTACCTCCCTCATCTTTATAATACTATTATAAGCCCATTGAGCTTGAAAGTCAATAGGAAATAGTAAGATTATCAAAAAAAAATATACTAAAATATATTTATATATACTAAGTTATACACAAATATACGTTCGAACGTGGTATAATAAAAGAGTGATAAGCATGAGTAGTTGATTGATGTTATCATCATTCCCAGTTATGGGAACCTCCTTTCATATCATATTCGTTTTAAAAAAGTAATCAGTTTGGGTCGGTCGCTGGTTACTTTTTTTATTGAAAAGTATACTATGATATGCTACTATGGAAATGTATGGAATGAGTGGTTTTTTTTGAAAAATGTATGTCCAATATGCAAAAGTGAAGAAACTATTATGTTTGACAAATGCAAGATTATTACAACAGTAAAAAGAATTATATAAGGTAGTAAATAATAGCACTTAGAGCAATAGTCTAGGTGCTTTTTTCATGTATGAAAGTAGAAAAGAGGAAAAATATGAACAAGAAATATAATATTGTATTAAGTATAGTTATGATTTTGTGTTGGATGAGTATAGTACTGTACAGATACTTAACGGAAAGGCTTACGGTTATAGATATAATTACAGCAACAGCAGTTATAACTTTGAATACAGATATTATATTAAACAATATACATAAGTGACATTAATTATTAAATATTTATACTCTTGTCGCGTAAGTGGAGCCTATGTACTTCCAAAAACGTGACACCAGAAAGGGGATGAAAGGTTGGCAAGGAGTCCAAACCCAAAAGAAGAGAAAGCTAAGAAGCTTTATAAGACTGGTATGAAGTTAGTTGAGATTGCAAGTCAACTAAACATTCCAGAAGGAACAGTTAGAAGATGGAAAAGTACATATGGATGGGATAGCGAACGTTCGGATAAAAATAGCGAGCGTTCGGAAAAGAAAAAGAACGTTAAAAAGAAAGCTGTAGCAGATGAAGTCAAGGAAGTAATAAGCAATACAGAATTGACCGATAAGCAACAGCTTTTTTGTATATATTATATTCGCTGCTTCAATGCTACAAAGGCATATCAAAAGGCATACGGATGCAGTTATCAAGTGGCAAATGCAGAGGGGTACAAACTCCTTGTAAATCCTTGTGTTAAAGCTGAAATAATGAAGCTTAAGCAAGAGAAGTTAAATAGAGAGTTCTTAAGCGAATCGGATATATTCCAAAAATATATGGATATAGCCTTCTCAGATATTACAGATTATGTGAATATTGAAAACGGTTTTTGTGTCAGCTTAAGAAGGGAAATAGATGGTTCAATCGTTGATAGCATAAGTAATTCTGAAAGCGGTGTTAAAATAAAGCTTGCGGATAGGATGAAAGCTTTACAGTGGTTAACAGACCATATGAATATGGCAACAGAAGAACAAAGGTTAAATCTTGCTAAATTAAATTATGAAGTAACTCAACTGTCAGGACAGAACAATGACAATGATAGCATTGCGAATTTCTTATCGGCAGTAAAACCAAGCAAAGAGGACCTAGTTCAATTGTTCGCGGATGAAGGTGAAGAAGATGCGGAGAATATTGAAAAAGAATAAAGCCTTTACGTTTCAACCATTCTCGCAGAAACAATTAAAATTACTTAATTGGTGGAGAGAAGGAAGTCCAAACCACGACAAGGATATGATTATTGCAGATGGTTCAATAAGATCAGGTAAGACTATAGCTTGTATATGCTCATTTCTTTTATTCACACAAGAGACGTTCAAAGACGGAGAGAACTTCATACTTGCAGGAAAGACTATGGGAGCGCTTAAGAAAAACGTTGTTAAGCCAATGATACAAATTCTTACCGCATGGGGTTGGACATACAACTACAACAGATCAGAGAACTACATCGAAATAGGAAACAGTACTTACTACATGTATGGTGCAAATACAGAAGCTTCACAAGATGCTCTGCAGGGGTTGACTGCTGCTGGTGCTTATGCAGATGAAGCAGCATTGTTTCCACAAAGCTTTATCGACCAGATGATAGGCCGTTGCTCCGTGGAAGGTGCCAAGATATTTATGAACTGTAATCCTGAAAGTCCTCATCATTACATTAAAATTGAGTTCATAGATAAAGCCATGGAAAAGAACGTTTATCATCTTCATTTCACTATGAACGACAATCTCAGCTTGTCACAGAAGGTAAAAGACAGATTTAAGAGGATGTTCACAGGAGTATTTTTCAAGCGCTTCATACTTGGATTATGGGTTGCATCTGACGGACTTATCTATCAGCAGTTTGCAGACAGTCCAGACGAGTACATAATTGACGATGAGTGGCTAAAAGAACATCCTATCGTTGTTGGAACGATAGGAGTTGACTTTGGAGGCAACACGTCAGCACATTCATTCAAGTTTACAGGGTTCACACATGGATTTAAAGAAGTAGTAACTATAATGGAATACTACAGACATGAACGTATTAACCCTGATCAATTAAACAATGACTTCATTGACTTTGTAAAGCGTGTGCAGAGTAAGTATAAATGCTATGAAGCATATTGCGATAGCGCAGAACAAACATTGATAAGTGGCATAGAATCAGCAGTAATTAAAGCAGGTATAACTATTGATATAAAGAATGCAATCAAAGGACCAATTAATGATCGTATAGCTTTCTATAACTCAATGATGGCGCAAGGACGTTACAAGATACACAAGTCATGCACACATCTTAAGAGCGCATTTGAAGAAGCTGTATACGATGAAAAACAAGTAACTAAGGACGTACGTCTTGATGATGGAATGATGGATATTGATAGCTTGGATAGTCAAGAATATTCAACAGAGTACATACAAGACGACATTATGTATATTAACGTAGTGTAAAGGCAGGTGAGAATATGAAATCAATTAGAGAAGCATTAGAGAAGTTGGGATATACAACAGCAAACAGTGATACATATGACCATATCGAAGAATGGGAAGATTGGTATACGGGAAACGTTGAGGAGTTCCACTCATACAGCGTATACAATGGAGTGAACGTTGTTAAGCAAGAACGTGAACGATTAAACATGGCTAAGACGATATGCGAGGACTGGGCAGGACTTATCTTAAATGAAAAGGTTGAGATAACAGCAGGAGAAACATTTAGAGATACACTGGAACATGTATTTGAGTACAATGATTTCAGGACAAAAGCTAATCAGTTAATTGAGCTAGCATTTGCATTCGGAACAGGTGCATTTGTTGAGTATCTTGATGAAAAGAAAGAAGTAGTAATTGATTATATTCGTGCTGACATGATTTATCCCATTTCATGGGAGAACGGCTATATCAACGAGTGTGCCTTTGGTTCTGTAAAAGAAGGACAAGAAGGAAAACAGATATACTTACAGATACATAAGCTTGACGAGAGTAAAACAAGCTACATAATCGAAAATCATATGTTAAATGCAGAAACAGGAGAAGAGATTGAAATAGTCGATGGAGATATGGAACAGGAAGTATTAACTGGTTCTGATAAGCCATTATTTCAAATTATATCACCTAACATTATTAACAATATTGATTTAGATAGTCCATTGGGAATAAGCGTGTTTGGTAATGCAATAAGTCAAGTAAAAGGTTGTGACTTGATATACGACAGTTATATGAATGAGTTCAACCTTGGGAGAAGAAGAATCCTTGTACCATTAAGTATGGCAAAAACACAGATGGCAGAGCAAGGAGTTAGCAAGCCAGTATTTGATCCTAATGATACGATGTTCTATGCAATACCTGATAATAGACAGAATCTACAAAAGATTGAAGTAATGGATATGTCTATTAGAGCGGAAGAACACGAAAAAGGAATCAACAGGGCACTTGATATGTTGTCGTTCAAGTGTGGTATGGGAACAGGAAGATATAAGTTCGAAAATGGTACAGTAAAGACTGCTACAGAAGTAATTTCAAGTCAATCTGATCTGTATAGAACGTTGTGTAAGCATGAGATAACAGTCGGTAGAGCACTAAGAGCATTAGTTGAAAGAATAGCATTTCTTCTTGGAAAGCCTATACCTACTAAGATAGAGGTTGACTTTGACGATAGTATAATCGAGGACAAAGAAAGCGAGCGTCAAAAAGATAGACAAGATGTTGCTATGGGGGTTATGTCATTAGTTGAGTACAGAGCTAAATGGTATAATGAGACTGAGGAAGAAGCAATGAGCAAACTGCCACAGCAAGCAGATACATTGGAAGGTGATATTTAATGTTCACACCATCTGAGTTAGAACGCTTACCAAAACAGATAGAACGCTACATGAAAGACTTAGAAGAAAAGATACTGATTGATGTAGTACATCGAGTTAAGAAGAACAATGAGATTACATCAACAGCAGATAACTTGCTATACAGATTAAGTCAGTATACAGCGTTCGACAAGAGCATAAAAGCATATATAAAAGATGCGATTAATCTAACAGATAAAGAGATTGATAGTATCTTTGATGATGCACTCGAGAAAGGTTATGTAAGAGATAAAGCATTGTATCAAGCAACAGGAAAGCAATTTATTGAGTACAAAGACAATGGACCATTACAACAGCTTATAGATTCGGTAAAGAAGCAGACGAAAGAAGAAATAAGGAACATTACCCAAACTACTGGATTCATGGCTAATGTGAATGGTAAGAAAGTACACACTCCTGCATCACAGTTTTTACAAGATAAACTAGATAAGGCATCGTACTCAACGTTAACAGGTGCATACAGTTATGATCAGATGATTAAAGAAACGGTAAAAGAGTTAGCAAACAGCGGTATTCGTTCAATTGACTATGCAAGTGGTCGAAGTATGAATACCGTTTCTGCTGTCCGTATGTGTGTTGTTACTGGTGTAAATCAAGTGGTAGGACATATAACACAAAGCAATGCAGAAAAGCTTGACACTGAGTATTTTGAGATATCATGGCACGCTACTGCAAGACCTTCGCATCAAGTGTGGCAAGGAAGAGTGTATAGTAAGAAAGAGTTAGAGACTGTATGTGGACTTGGAACACCAGGAGGACTACTTGGTGTAAATTGTTATCACAGTTATTATCCATTTGTAAAAGGTGTGAGTGTTCGAAATTACACGGATAAAGAGCTTGAAGAAATGCAAGCAGAGGAAAACACAAAGGTTGCATATGGTGGCAAGGAGTACACCAAATACGAAGCCACACAGCGTATGCGAAAGCTAGAGAGTATCATGCGTAAGCAACGTATGCAGATAAAGCTACTCAAGAGGGTGGCGCAAATGA